CTGCCCGCAACCAATTCTCTATTCTATACCCCGAACGGTTCAACAGATGACCCGTGAAACCCGCATGGGCTAAACCCCATACACAGAGTTTCGGATACTCCCATGGGAGGTTGCCTGTTTCACCTAACCGACGAGGCAAATTTTCCCTTAATCGAAAAACACGGATTGATTTCCAAGACTAGGGCATTTGAATTAGGGATTTCTCCACTTTCCCCCGGTGGCAACGAGCTGACGCGCGCCCTTGACTCGGACTATAATCTCAATGGAGATGTTTTTCTTGGTTTTCACACGGACGTCTTGATGCCAAAACATACAGGATACCAGTGGCAAAGGCGTCCCAGAACGCTCCAAATTGACCCGAATGTCCTTTTCGTATCCGGAGCAAAGGTCGCATTGGGCCGCGCCAATCACCGCGGTACAGAAATCGTGACAGCTTGGCGTGCTCCTCATGTTATGGATTGGGAGGCTTACGAAGCCGAACCAGAGAAAAATGATTTTCAAATGAAGGCTAGGAAGCGCAGGTTTTCGGACTACGAAGTTCTTATTCCTGACTGCGTTCCTGTCGGCCTTATCTTGGGTTATCAGTGAAATAATCAGGATAAGAAACAGCGGCCTCAACGGGGCGGCAGTCAAGATTGGCCTGACGCTGCGGTGTCAGGCCAAGGCAATTTTGTAAATCCGACCCCGATCACCATCCTTTTCGGAAGTGATCGTCAATCCCAGCCGTTTTTTGAGCGCGCCCGACATCGCCCCACGTACCGTGTGCGACAACCAGCCGGTGGCCTTGGTAATTTCCGCAATCGTTGCCCCATCGGGTGCTTCAAGCATCTCGATCAGTTGGGCCTGTTTGGTGCCTACGCGGATTTTCGGCTTGGCTTGTTCCTGACGGGGCTTCGGTGTGACCGACTTGACCCCGATGGCCTCGAGCCCCGCATCGGTGATGACCAGCGTGGTGCCGTGACCGTCACCGGTCTTGCGCCACGTGGGCTCGCCGTTGCGGGTGTCGGTATCGACTTCCTCCAGAAAACATTTCTGGATCAGGGGCACGATCACCTTGTTGGCGGCACCACCGCGCAGGCGGTCCGGCAGCGGCAAGGCAATGCGGTCCTCCTGTTGGGCGGCACGCGACAAAATGAGGGTCTGGGTGTCGGTGAGTTTGGTCATGTCTTGGCCTCCCATGCGGTGAATTCTTCGCCCATGCCAAAGCTCTCGGCGGTGCGGCGCAGAAATCCGGGCGACTGGCGCACGCAATCGGCGGCGAGCTTGGCTTCCTCTGCGAAAATCTCGCGTGGCAGGTGGTTGAGGGTTCCGTATTGCAGGCGCATGGACGCCTCGACACCAGCCGGGTTCAGGGCGGGGGCAAATTCGTGAAGCAGTTTCTGGTAAAACATGAATGTCTCCGTTTTGTCGGGTGCGACCATCGCGGCCCTTCTACTGCCGGAAGCCCCACATGCGGCGGGGCTGGCAGGAAATTGGCCAAGCTATTCGGCGTATTCACCCTCTTGAAACGCGCGGTCGCAAATCTCGTGCAGGTTCTTTGACATGTCGGCCAGGTCGCCTACATGGCCCCAGCGGATCTCGTCGGGGTTGGTCTCAAAGTGCTCATCGCTCAGCGCTTGCAGGCGGGTGAGCATGGTGTCGAGCTCGGCCTTGCGAGCCATGAACGCGGCGAGCGCCTTGTCGTTGTTGCGAGTTGCGGTAGTCATCATTTTCTCTCCTGCTTGGCGGTGGCAAAACCGGCGGCGTAGGCGGCTTCAAGGGCGGCTTGAACACCCCAGACCGAGACATTGTGGAAATCGAGGCAGTCGCGTTTGCGCTCTTCCAGCGTCTCGATGTGAAGGTGCTTGCGGGCCAGTTCGCCGACAAGGGCGTCGCGGGCTGCTGTGGCTGGTGCTTTGGTCATTGAGGTTTCCTTCGGGTGCATCGTTCTGGTGTAATCATCTTCGCTCTGATCGAGGTGCTTATCCAGTAAAAGAGGAGCAATATCATTGCGTTGATCAGATCGTGAGGGCTTGTTAATGGCCGCTGCCACACAGCCCCTCGCGGTGATTGCAAAGCTTCTGGATCTGAGCGAACGCCGGATCCAGCAGCTGAGCCGCGAAGGCGTGATCCCGAAAGCAACCCGCGGGCAGTATGATTTGATCGGCTCGGTGCGTGGCTATGTGCGCTACCTGCGCGATCAGGCGGTGAGCGCACAGGCCGGGGCACCGGATTATGCAGTGGAACGGGCGCGGTTCATCCGGGCCCGGGCTGATATGGCGGAAATGGAAGCGAACCAACGGCGCGGTTCGCTGATTGCTGCGGACGATGCCGAAGCGGCATGGATTGCGGTTTTGGCGTTGTTGCGCACCCGGTTGTTGTCCTTGCCGGACCGGCTGGCACCGCTGGTTCATGAGCAGGACAGCCTTGCCGGAACACGGGACCTGTTGCGTGCGACATTGCGTGAAGCTCTCGAGGATTTGGCCAACAGCAATGTGCAACCGGACACCAACAACAACTGTGAGGATAGCGGGATCGCCGATCTTGCGCCGTACGGTGAGACGGGCGCTTTCGACCCTACGGCCACCACCGGAGATGACGATCAGTGACTGGGCAGACCAGAACCGGCGGCTGAGTTCAGAAGCGAGTGCTGAGCCGGGTCAATGGCGCACCAGCCGGGCCGAATATCAGCGCGGGATCATGGAGGCGATTTCGGATGCGGGTGTGGAGATAGTTGTGATCATGTCCAGTTCACAAGTGGGCAAAACCGAGATGCTGAACAATTCGGTTGGCTACCATATCGATCAGGACCCGGCACCGATTATGGTGGTGATGCCGACGGAACGGGATGCAGAAACTTGGTCAAAGGACCGGTTCTCACCGATGGCACGGGATACAGCCTGCCTGACCGGCAAGATCGCCGATCCCAAATCCCGGGATGGCAACAACAAGATCCTGCACAAGCGGTTTCCAGGCGGGCATCTGACCATTGTCGGGGCCAACGCGCCCTCGGGGCTCGCAAGCCGCCCGATCCGGCTGTTGATGTGCGATGAGGTTGATCGCTATCCGTTCAGCGCCGGGGCCGAGGGTGATCCAGTCAACCTGGCCAAGAAACGAACGGTGACATTCTGGAACCGTAAGATCGTGCTGGTCTCAACGCCGACCAACAAGGGCGCGAGCCGCATTGAGACGGCGTATGAGGAAAGCGACCAGCGCCAATATCATGTACCGTGCCCGGAATGCGGGGCCGAGCAGGTGCTGACCTGGGGCCAGGTCAAATGGGACAAGAACGCAGACGGCACCCATCGCCCCGAAACGGCATTGTACCATTGCGCGGAATGCGATGCCACATGGCGTGACGAGGTTCGCTGGGGGGCGGTTAGGAAAGGTCATTGGCAGGCGAACGAGCCTTTTGCCGGGATCGCCGGGTTCCACCTGAACGAGATTTACTCGCCGTGGATCCGGCTGGAGGCGATGGTGAAAGCGTTCCTTTCGGCTCGCGCTGGTGGCGACGAGGCAATGAAGACGTTCGTCAACACTTCGCTTGGTGAGACCTGGGTCGAAAGCGGCGAAGCGCCGGACTGGCAGCGCCTGCTGGATCGCAAGGAAGACTGGCAGCCGGGCAGTGTGCCTGCGGATGCGCTGTTCTTGACCGCCGGGGCAGATGTTCAGAAAGACCGGATTGAGGTGGATGTCTGGGCCTGGGGTCGTGGGCTGGAAAGCTGGCTGATCGATCACATCGTCATTGAAGGCGGACCGGGGTCTGAACCCTGCTGGGCTGGGCTGACGAAGTTGCTCGGTCGAACATGGCCGCATGCCAATGGTACCCAGATGACCATCGCGCGCATGGCGATCGATACCGGCTATGAAACCCCGGCCGTTTATGGCTGGGCCCGCAAGGTTGGCTTTGGTCAGGTGGCACCGGTCAAGGGTGTCGAAGGGTTCAACCGGGCCAGTCCTGTGTCCGGGCCGACATTCGTGGATGCCACCATTGGAGGCAAGCGCCTGCGCCGGGGTGCACGGCTCTGGACCGTGGCTGTCTCGACCTTCAAGTCCGAGACCTATCGGTTTCTGCGGCTGGATCGCCCGACACCGGAAGAATTGGCGGGTGGGTCAAAGTTTCCACCCGGAAGTTTGCACCTGCCGGGGTGGATCGACAGCGAATGGCTGAAGCAACTGGTGGCCGAGCAGTTGGTGACGGTCAGGAATAAACGCGGGTTCTCCCGGTTGGAATGGCAGAAGCTGCGGGAACGAAACGAGGCGCTGGATTGCCGGGTCTATGCCCGTGCGGCGGCGTGGATCCTTGGGGCGGACCGCTGGTCCGAGGCGCAATGGCTGGAGTTGGAACGGCAGGTGATGGCACCAGTTGGTGATGGCGCCGTGCCGGGAACATCCGCAGGGCGGCCGGTGAGAGCAGTTCACCAACGCCGCTCGGTGCGCTCAAATTACATGGGATG